AGCAAGTCTGGTATAATCAAATTCCTTATCAATAGGACTAGCAGAACCAAACTGAGAGGAAAGGTTAATAATATTTCTCTGCGAAACAATATCAGATCCGGCCCCTTGGATCATACCGACTGCGACTCCCTTAGCTGCAAAGTCTGCAATCTTATATCGCTTCAGGGCTTCTTGTTCTAGTTTAAATCCAGCTTTAAGATAACGAGCAAATTGATTGCTTCTACCTGCTTGAGCAAATAACCTAGCAGCAGCTACGCCTGCTCCTTGCCTAAGAGTTTCTCTTGTAATTCCTTCAAGAGATTCTTTTACAAAAGGTTTAACTAAAGGCTTAATTAATGATTTTCCGCCTTTAGCAAGAAGAGAAATACCACCAGTAACGACCCCTACACCGCCAATGGGAACTAGCAGGGCGGATAAAGCCATGTCTGGATCATTCCAAATCATAGCAGGGAGGTTTCTAATAATTCTGCTAATAGTACCTGCGCCTCCTACCTCTTCATACTTAGCAATTTTATCTTCAAGAGCAGATCTAGAAATAGCACGTTGAATTAAAAAATCTAATTGTCGTTTGTTTTTAGTTTTAAATACTTCATTTCTATCAAAACCAACTCTATTTAATGAAGAAACAAGCTGAGGAATATTAAGGTAGGTATTTTCAAAATACTCATCGGCTTTAAAGTTTCCGTCTCCATCTAAATATTTTTCATCTTCTTCTCTATAATTTAAGTTATCAATAACATCTTGATATGGAGATGTGCCAAGGAATAAATTACCCAAAGCACCTCCGCCTGCAAATAATCCAAATACCTTGTCTTTCATTTGAGTAAGTAAATAACTATGTTGTTCTTGCTCCCCTTCGGGACGTTTTCCATAACTCAAAGGAAGATCATCATATACATTACCTTGATATTGTGTTAGTAAAGATCTATTATATGCAGCACCGGGGACATCTCCAGCAAAAAATCCAGACCATCCTAAATCAGCCCCCATCAATAGCTCGGCAGAAAGAGCTTCATTGGTCGTAGGGGTTTCCATATCTCGTAATTTAGTGTAGTTTCGTGCTTGTCTAATATGCTCAGGAGTAGCATCTGGTTGGGTGTTTCCAGAATATCCGTAAAGATAGTTGCGATCTCTTTCTCTAGAAAATGTATATTCAACAATATTATCTCTTCGACTATCGAATTGATATTCATTCTGCCATTCGATAGGAATGTTAATTTGATTGCCAATACCCATTAATTTATGCTCCTGACATATAGGTTAATTAGTGTTTGATAAATACCTAAAAAGGTAGGTGTAATAATTTTTTGGTTGACTTGATTTGGAATATCTAAAACTTTATCTATAGATTCGGGTATAGTATCTATTGCTTTTTCAACAGACTCTACAACTCTATCTTCTAGATTTCCTAAGTTATTAGCCCGACTATTTCGCTTGGTGAGTTCAATTAGTGTAATCATCTCTTCTCTAGAATCAATTAGTCCCCTAACTTCATTTTTTATTTTAGGGGTTAAGCCGCTTCTTTCAATTTTTCTGTCTAAGTAAAAGTCTAATTGTTTTTTAATTTCTTGTTGTTTTTTTGTTGTTTCTGTTTTATTTTCGCCTTGGGTTTCTGGAAGAGGAGTATTGTCAAGTTGTTGAACTTCTTCGTCTGTAACAGGACTTGAAGCAACCGCTTCGTCCATAGCTTCTGCAAACTCTGGAATATCTTCCGATAGTTGAATAGCTATATTCATTTTCTCTTCATCATCTGCTGACATAAAGTTAGCAAACATGTTTGTAAAATAAGATGTAATTCCTCTTTTGGTCATCTCTTTTCCTACAGCGTCTACAACATCACCCGGAAGTCCTAATAATTCTTCTCCGGCTTCTTGGAACATACCCGGAAGTTTTTGACCTGCATCAATAAAAGCTTCTTTTAATTCTCCCGGTAGTTTATATAATTCCTCTCCGGCTTCTTTAAATAATCCCGGTAATTTTTCTATGGCTTCATCAGATGCCATAACAGTTTGTAAAAAGAAGTCTTGAGCAGTATCTTCTACAATATCCATAAAAGACATATTATGCCATCTTTTCCAATATCCAGTTAATTGTTGTCTTTCTGCTTCAATTCTTGCTTGTATTTCTGTAGGAGTTTCGTCGGGTGGTTCTAATCCAGCAGCGGGCGTATCAGACTCTCTTGTTCCTAACACATAGTCAATTGCTGCTTGTCCTAATCCTACTGATTGAGGTTCTCTTTGAATTCTTGTTGCTAGTGAATTATGATCTATTCGTTTAATTTTTTCATTGCCTTCATCGTAATTCTGTGCGTACACCGAAGGAAACACAATTCCTGAAGATCCTCTAGAAGGAAAACTTAGACTTCCTACATCAAATATTTTTTGAAGGTTTCCGTTTTCTTGAGTTAAAGTAATTGAATCGACATTATATCCAAAAGGAGACTGTGTGTAGCTTCCTTCGTTCCGTTGCTCTATTGCTCTATTTGTTCCGGGCTTGTAAGTAACTTCAGGACGCAATTGAATAATTTTTTCGTAGTTATCAATAATTGTTTGTGTATTGCTTACAGAACCTGCTTTTAAGTTTAGAAGACGTTCTTGAACGCTTGGTGTCATAAATAAAATAGTTTCATTAAATTGTCTAGGTGATATTCTATAATCAGATGTAGCTGTTTTTCTTGCAGCCTTTTCCGCTACTCTATTTATTTCTAGTCTATCTAAAACTGTGGATCTCCACTCTTCATAATTATCAAAATCAGAAGCTTCTATAGATACATTTCTTAATACTACATCAAGTGCTGCTGCTAAATCTGGATCTTTCATATCATGAGGAGCAGAAAGCTCTAATTCAATTCTTTTTTGACTATCGCCTCCAGCAATATTATTTAAACTATATTCTATGGGATTGTGCATTAAAAATCCAGTAATAGCTTGCTCCCCTTCTTCGCCTATCACTGAAAGCATTGGAGTAATATAAGAATTTTGAATAATACTTCTTCGTAACTCATCTTTTTCTAGTTGAGGTAATGCTGATCTATCTATGTTTGACAGGGTGGTTACTAAAATAGCCATTGAGGGATTGTCTGCTAAATCAAAAGCAACTGTATTATTGTATTCTTCATACATATCTTCATACTTTGTTCCATTTATTTCATCCATAACCGAAAGTGCGCTTTTAATTGATTGATTTCCTTTATCAGACATCATTCCCGTGTCGGCATCAACTCCTGTTACGGATTTATATCCTGAATTAAAATTATCAGCGTTAAAAATAGACTCTGTAGTATTAAGTGCTTGAGTTAAGTTTCTTGTGCCTGCTTGTTCTGATTGATATACTAAAAGAGTTGTTAAAAGCTTAGGTCTGTTAGCTACGTCAATTCCTAATCCTCCATCGCCTTTATCTTTTAATAAAAGATCTTCTACTGTATCCATATTTTTCATTGCTAAGTATGGAATAGCTACAGATAAAAATGGATTTTCTTCAATCCCAAAATCAGGATTTGTTGTAAAATCTCTAAGAGCATCAGTTAATTGTTTTGGAAAATGTAGAGCATATACAGAAGGATTACTTTGTTGAAGTTGTCGGGCTAGAATTAAACCAATTTTATCGTTATACTTTTCGTCGGCTAAAAGATCTGTGACTTGTCCGTTCCATTGAATTCCAGTAATGTTTCCTTCTTCATCTCTTGTTGAAAC